TGCAGCGATTGACACTAATCAGGTAGAAGCATGACAGACGAAATTAAGCTTATTAAAGGTGCTGGTGGAGGCCCACCAAAGCAACCCCCACCCCCTTATCGTGCTCCTGATACTTTACATAGTAGAAGTTTTGCTACTGTCCAAGATTTAATATCTGAAGGAGAGATAGAGGGTTTTGCCAGTGCGTCAAAGGAAGAACTTACAAAAGGTACAACTGCCTACAATAATGCAAGTTTAAAAGATGTTTTTCTTGACGATACTCCAATACTTAAATCTACAGCTACAAGTTCTAGTCCTGCTGATACTGATTTTAATTTTCAAGATGTAACTTTTAAATCTGAGTTTGGAACGTCAAACCAAACTGCAATGAGTGGTATTCCTGCTGAAAGCAGATCACCTACTGGTGTTGGAGTGGTTGTAACTGCCTCTACTCCTGTTACCAGACAAATTACAAATACTGATGTTGATGCTGTAATTGTTACGTTAACTTGGCCTCAAATCCAAGTTTTAGAAGATGATGGAGATGTCAGAGGAGACACTGTTGAATATAAAATACAGGTTCAACATGACTCTGGTGGTTTTGTTGACAAAATAACTCCAACAAATGGTGGAGTTGTTTCTGGTAGAACTGGAGATGCTTATGCTAGAGATCATAGAATTGAACTAACATCTGGTTTCACAACCGTAGATGTAAGAGTGGTTAGAGTGACAGCAGATAGTACAAGTGAACAAAGAATAAATGCTTTTCAGTTTACAAGTCTACAAGAAGTTATTGATAATACTTCTACTTATCCTAATAGTGCTTATGTAGCTCTTCGCTTAGATAGTAAACAATTTAACCGTATTCCTACAAGAAAGTATCGTATTAGAGGAATAAAAGTAAGAATCCCAGGAGCAGGAGCTAACAATTCTGGTACACCTACTGTTAATGTTCAAACTGGCAGAATAGAATACCCAAGTGGCTACGTTTTTAACGGAGTTATGGGTGCAGCAATCTATACAAATTGTCCAGCTATGTGCCTGCTGGATCTTTTAACAAACACTAGGTATGGTTTAGGAGATCATGTTACTGATAGTAATTTAGATTTATTTAGTTTTGTAGCTGCTAGTAGATATGCAAATGAAGAGGTAGACGATGGCACTGGATCAGGTGCAAAAGAAGCTAGATTCAGTTGTAATGTAAATATTCAAAGTCCTAAAGAGGCATTTGCAGCGATAAATGATCTAGCTGGTGTTATGAGATGTATGCCTATCTGGTCTGCTGGATCTGTAACTATATCCCAGGATAAACCAACAACAGCTAGTTATCTTTTTAATTTGGCTAATGTAGGTGAAGGTGGTTTTTCTTACTCAGGAAGTAGTTTAAAAACTAGACATAGTGTTATCTCTGTTAGCTACTTCAACATGGATTCAAAAGAAGTTGACTTTGAGGTAGTAGAAGATGCAACAGCGATATCAAAACTTGGAACGATAGTAAAACAGGTAAAAGCATTTGCCTGTACTTCTCGTAATCAAGCTGCCAGATTAGGTCGTGCAATACTATTCGCTGAACAAAATGAAAGTGAAACCTGTACTTTTACAACTTCCATAGATGCAGGAATTGTTGTCAGACCTGGTTCTGTTATTGAAATAAACGATCCAGTAAGAGCAGGAGCTAGAAGAGGTGGTCGTATTGTAGCTGCAACAACTACAGCTATTACTATTGACGCTTTATCTCAAACAACTTTACCTGGATTAGGTGACAATCCGACAATAAGTGTAATTTTATCCGATGGATCAGTGCAATCTAAAACTATTACTGCTATTGCAGGAGCAGTTTTAACTGTTGACTCTGCTTTTTCTTCCGCACCAAATGTAAACTCCCCTTATTTGCTATCTAGTACATCTTTACAGACTCAATTATTCAGAGTAATTCAAGTAGAAGAACAAGATGATATTAATTATGTTATTACAGCTTTATCTTATGTTGAGGGTAAATATGCGTTTATAGAAAATGGTGTTTCTTTGCCTACTAGAACAATATCTTTATTAAACCAACCAGCATCTCCTCCGAGTGCTTTAACAGTTACAGAAAAAACAGTTGTAATAAATAGTATTGCTAGAAGTAAATTAATTATTGATTGGCAGCCCGTACAAGGTGTTACTCAATATTTAGTTAATTACAAACTAGAAAATGGTAACTATATATCTCAATTAGTATTTAGTAGTGATTTTGAAATTTTAGACACAGTAAAGGGTACTTACACTATTCAAGTATTTTCATACAACGCTGCTTTAGAATTATCCGCAAATGCAACTGAAACACAATTTACTGCGTTAGGTAAAACTGGAATACCAGAAAACGTATCTGGACTAACTATAGAACCGATTAATGAACAATTTGTAAGATTAAGATTTACACAATCTGTTTCTGTTGATGTTTTACACGGAGGTCGGGTTTATGTGAGGCATACTAATCAAACTGGAGGTGCTGCTTCATTCCAGGCTGCTCAAGATGTTATTGAAGCTGTAGCTGGTAACGCTACTGAAGTTATAGCTCCTGCTTTAGCTGGAACGTATCTTCTTAAATTTCAAGATGATGGTGGTAGATTTAGTGCCACAGCAGCTAGTGTAACTCTTTCTCTTGTTGATATTCTTGATTCTATTGTTGTTAAAACTGATAGAGAAGATACTGATGGAACACCATATAACGGAACTAAATCAAATGTTGTGTACGACTCTAGTTTAGGTGGATTGAAACTTACAAATCCAGTAACTAATTCAACAGGTACTTATGATTTTGTAGATACGCTTGATCTTGGAGCTACGTTTTCGCTTACTTTAAAAAGACATTTTCAAGGGGTTGGTTTTTATACAGGAGATCAATTTGATAATAGAACAGAAAATATAGATACCTGGACAGATTTTGACGGAACAGTTGCTAACGAATCTAACGCAAAGATAGCAGTGCGAACCTCTACCGATATGAGTTCCTACACAGATTTTAATGACTTTGCAAATGGAACATTTAAAGGCAGAGGATTTCAGTTCAGAATTACTTTAGATACCACAGATACAGCACAAAATATGAATCTTCAGCAAGCAGGATACACAGCAAGTATGCCATCTAGAACTGAACAATCATCTGTCATAGCATCTGGGTCAGGAGCAAAAGCGGTTACATTTACAGCACCATTTTTTGTTGGAACGTCTG